AGTTCGAGGTCTTTATTTCGTGTACTGGATGAATCACCGACGGTGTTGGGATTAGCAACAGGAGTCCAATAGGTAGTATCTGTAATATCTGTGCCAGGCGGCACATCGCCGCTGGAAACATAATAGTTATTTCCGTCGTTCACTGTGGTTCCACTGGGGTAAAAATTGCCATTGTCCCAAATATTTTCTGGCATAAATGGTGCATTAATAATCTGCGAGTATTCTTGTGCATTAACCATGGGCGTAGCTTTGATACGCCATAAGTGCGGCAACCAAGTTTGGCTAAATCCTTCTGACGCAAAGCTAGCATCCTGAATTACATAATATCTTGGCAATGCACGTGGTATAGCAGGATTAAGAGGATTGTAATCTCTCAAATTTGGTAATTCTAAAACGTCACCTGACATAAGTTTACGTTGAAATGTGTTAATCATGTCATTGTAATGGAATGTAATAAACAAGGTATCGTTATTTAAGAATAGTCCAAATTGTGTAAGATCAAAATCAATATCTTGTTGACGATAAACGCCACGCATGACATATATATCCGGATCGTATGCACGATCTCTATTTTCAAGTAAGAACAAGTCTTGAATAAACAGGGGATTTGAGCTGTCATACGCTGGCATAGTGACATCGGCATTGCTTTCAGCTGGATCCAATACCTGCGGCCCCAAATATTTGTGGACATACAGATCGAGACCGCCGACAGTGAACATTTCGGAGATTGTACGATCAAAGAACCGATAATCGTTAGTTTTATTTGGGCGGTATAGGCTTAGGCGTGGCATACCAGTATTTAGCCTAAATTTGGTACGGTTGACCACTAACCAAAATCGTGCTACAATGCTATATAAATTTGTTTTCTGGATAAAATAATGGCTACTGCACAAAAACCAATCAAGTCAATGACCCCGCGTTCGCAAGATATTGGGTATGGTCCCGAACCAACATGGAAAGAGCAACCTGCTGAAAACGAGCGTTTCAGTGCCCTGACACGCATGTTCAATTGGTACAACTATCATTATGGTAAAAAAGAAGCCCGGGATTGTATTGTAGATTGGCTGACTCGTACTAACCGTACTGTGGAAGCCAAGGCATTTGCTAAGTTACCCGAAGCTACAGTTTACAAAATTGGAATTGGTTGGATTTGCCGAGCTAACACTCTTGGTCTACAAATCACAGAAAAAGAATTAGATACAATCAACACCACTATTGCTGACTACTTGCATGCAGGTAAATCAGTTAAGGAAGTTGTTGAAGTAGCCGAAGTCGCAGTCAAACCAAACATCCAAGATCGCTTACGTGAAAAGATGAGCGAAGCAGCAGGTGAGCTGGAAGGCATGTACGACGAAATGATTATGGCGGGCGGCAAGATGTCTGCAGACTACAAACCTGTCAGCTTGTTGCGTAGCATGAATGTAGCACCACAGATGATTGGCACTATCAAAGAAATCTGGGAACGCCGCTTGGTCGAACTAAAAGAAGTTGCAGCAGGCAAAGATGGAGACTTGGCAGAAGGCTACGGACATTTTGGTAAGCTACAGGTACGTAATTTTATCAAGTTTGCAGAACAGGTTATCGCCGACTGCGGAGCCTATGTACAGATCAAGAAAGTTGAACGTAAGCCACGTGCCAAGAAAGCTGTCAGCCCAGAAAAAGCATCTGCTAAGTTCAAGTACCTTAAAGAGTTTGCAGAACTTAAACTTAAAAGCGAATCTGCTGCTAAGTTAGTTGGTGCAAGCGAAGCTTGGTTATATGATACTGCTAAACGTAAGTTGATCCATGTAGTTGCAGATACACATCTTGGAACTTTCTTTATTAAAGGATCTAGCATTGTTGGGTTTGATCCAGCTGCCACAGTACAAAAAACTTTGCGTAAGCCTGCGGAGCAGATTAAGAGTATTGTTAGTGTAGGCAAACCTGCTGCACGAAAAGCGTTTAAGGATATCAAAGCCACTGAAGTTAAGTTTAACGGACGTGGAAACGATAACTTGCTGATCCTAAAAACATACTAAATACAGGGGCGTAAGGAGCCCCGAATGGCTGATCAAACATTAGATCCACTTAAACAACAACTTATTGAATACGTAAAGCTACAGTTAGGTAGCGGCATTATTGACGTTGAAATGGACCCTGCTCACTTCGAAGCAGCTTATCAACGTGCAATAGGCGTGTACCGTCAACGTGGGCAAAACGCTTACGAAGAAAGCTATAGCTTTATGCAGTTGTTGGATAATGTAAACGAATATACTTTACCGCAAGAAGTTACAACAGTACGTCAAATCTTCCGTCGTACAATTGGTCTAAGTACAGGCGGCCAAGGTTCAAGTTTTGATCCATTTGGTGCTGCTACTTTAAACGTTTATCTGCTAAACTTTAATGGTGCTGCAGGCGGCCTAGCAACTTATGACTTCTATCAACAGTACGTTGAGTTAGCTGCACGTATGTTCGGCGGCTATATCAACTACACATTTAACTCTGTTACTAAAAAACTACAGCTAATCCGAGATCCAAAAGGTTCTGGAGAAGTGGTACTACTTTGGACTTATAATGCCAAACCAGAAATTATTCTACTAAGTGATTTTCAGATTTCGCAGTGGATCAAAGACTATATGGTCGGAGCAAGCAAGTACATTATTGGTGAAGCTCGTGAAAAGTTTGGTACTATTGCAGGACCCGGTGGCGGCAGCACCTTAAACGGTACAGCTATGAAGAGCGAAGGCCAGGCCATTATGGACAAATGTTTAGAAGAGCTTAAACTATACGTCGACGGATCGCAGCCCTTAACCGTCATCATAGGCTAAATAACGTTTGTAGTAGGATAAGACTAAATAAGAGTATGAAAAATATACTCTTAACTATTATCAATAACGACAAATCGTACAACAAGTCAGCAACACGGTATCTTTATAAAACACATCCGGAACTCTGGCAACACGTAGTAGAAAAAACTTCATTCCTGCCAAGTACTGCTTTGGCTAAGCAACGAGTATGGCACATAATTAACGATATGTGGGAAATACCAACATGTCCTATAACCGGGACTCAAGTTAAATGGTGGGAAAATAGATACCTCAAAACATCTGACCGAACAGCTAAAACTCAGTTGCAACACAAGCGTGGAGATTTTGTAAATCTTTATTCAGATGAAATAAATCAAAAAAGAGCTTCGTCAAATAAAAGAACTTTCGCTGCCGGATTAAGAAAGAAGCCAACCCTTACTGAAGAAATTAAAAGATTGCGAGTAGAAAAATCTAAACAAACTTGCTTAGAACGATACGGGGTATCAAACGGAGGTAAAACGCCTAATGCAAGAAAAAAAGTATCTGAAAAAAGAATTAGCAACGGTGCAACACCTATGCATTTGCGATCGTTGCGTAGATTATATTACGATGTTGTTTGGCAAGCAACCGAAGAAAGTTGGAAATCTCAGTTTGATAAAATAAATCCAAATAGACTTAACCGTAGTAAAAATGCCCTGGATCATATCTACAGCATACAACAAGGATTTAGAGAAAACATACCACCATATGTAATCGGACATTGGACAAATTTGCGTGTGATATCATTGTCTGAAAACTCGCAGAAAGGTATGAGATGTGACAAAACCAAAGAACAATTGTTCGAAGACTTTGACACGATGCGATGATTCTGCTATAATAGTTTTATGGCAGATTTAATGATCGATATTGAGGGCTTAGGCACTGGCCCAGACACTACTATTCTAACAATCGCAGCTCAAAGCTTTGATCCACTGGGATCTGGCTATTATGAGCAATTCTATTATGCCCGCATCACCCTAGAAAGTCAAGAAAACCGTAGCATACAACAAAGCACAATAGACTGGTGGGCATCACAACCAGACCATGCACGGGAGGAAGCGTTCAACGAAGAAGGACGTATTCCGCTAGAACAGGCACTAGATGAGTTAGGCAAGCTGATTTGGCATAGTAAGCGTGTCTGGGCCCAAGGTCCCACTTACGATATGAACATTATAGAACATGCATATAAGAGCTATGGGAAACCTATTCCTTGGCAGTTCTATAGTGTAAGAGACAGTCGTACTCTTTGCAGTATCTGGCCTGATCGTCCCAAACCTCCTACAACACACCATGCATTAGAAGATTGCCGCAAGCAAATTGATCTAGTGCAAGCAACACTAAGACACTTTGATATTAAGGAACTGTCTTGATTAAAACACTAGTAGTCAGTGGGTGCAGTTTTACTAACAATTATCACTTTCAAACTTGGCCTCGTCACTTACCGGAGATTGATAAAGACATTAGATTACATGATGTTAGCTTTCCTGGTGCAGGAAATAACTATATTGCAGAAAGTATAATTCAAACAATACTGCGTGAAAATTTAGATCCAGCAGAGACATTAGTTATAGTCATGTGGTCTGGTGTTAGCAGAAAGGATATAGTTGTTGGCAAAGAATATTATGATTTGCTGTACAATGCTTGTACTAATCAGTTATACGATCAGTATTTTGCCTTTAGTGGCGGACAGGTTGGGTTATGGACTTTGTCGGACAATCCATTTTTAAAACCTCTTTTTGAAGACTGGTACAAGTCTGCAGATAGATCATCAATGGGCTTTGAGTCTTTATCTAGTATGATTCGATTGCAGAGTTTTTTAGAGTCTAGAAATTTTCCTCATAAATTTATGAGTTATGTTAACTATTGGCAAGATATACCAGACTACATCGGTCGTAACGGAGACTTTAGTTTAAGCTACTACAATCGAGGAAATCCTTATTTGTCTCTGCTTGATAAAAATTGGATTTGGGCAGATTACGATAAAAATTGCCTGTTTGAGTATGCCCGGGATCGCGGACTATTAGATGTCGATCAATTTCATCCGCTAGAAGCAGCACATAAACCATTTGCTAATGATATTATTTTACCCGCAGTTGAGGAATATTTTAGATGATTATTGGAATTTCGGGCCTAATAGGCAGCGGCAAAGATACAGTAGCAGACTATCTAGTAAATGTACACGAGTTTCGTCGTGAAAGCTTTGCTGGTACACTTAAAGACGCAGTATCAGCAGTATTTGGATGGGATCGTATCCTACTGGAAGGTCGTACTAAAGCGTCAAGAGAATGGCGTGAGCAAGTGGATACTTGGTGGGCAGAACGATTGCACATGCCTCACTTAACTCCACGCTGGGTCTTACAATATTGGGGTACTGAAGTAATGCGTAAAGGCTTTCACGATGATATTTGGATTGCCAGCATAGAAAATAAAATACGAAATATCCAAGATAATGTAGTAATTTCAGATTGTCGTTTTCCCAACGAAATTGCTGCAATTAAATCCTCCGGTGGCCTAGTTATCAGAACCAAACGTGGTGCGGATCCAGACTGGTTTCATGCAGCAGAAGTAGTAAATGGTGGTCCTACTCAGAATTTAAGTTGGGCTAGCAATAAAGCAGTATTGGATAATCATAAGGTACATGCCAGCGAAACAGCTTGGGCAGGCACAGAATTCAATCATGTATTAAATAATGATGGAACAATGGACGAGCTATATGCTCAAGTTGATTCGTTAGTGTCAGGCATTAAGAATTCTCAATGATCTGGCTCTAGGTCACCTCTACGCCAGGGCAACTCCAATCGAACAATCTCAGCAATACAGTTTAAACAAGTTGTTTTTAAGTTGCGGCTCTCACAGTTATTGAGATCACCGTCAACGTGATACACCGTTAGTTGTGTATGATGTCTAGCCTTAAACCCACATCGATCGCATGTGGGTTTTTTCTTATATCCTGCTGCATACCATCGCGGTATTGCTGGCTTTAATTTTTTGCCAAGCCTAATACAGACATTACATTTGCTTCGATAGTAAAGTTTTTTGTTGTGATAGCCATTGATGGCAGCGGGATTTTTGTTGCAAACCTTGCATAGCGGTCTCATAAGTGTATATATGACAAGACCTTGATTAAGGCAGTCGTAAACGGCATTCTTTTGGTTAAATGAATAAATATCATTAACTATTTAAAGGAACACCCTTATGACACTAGTATCTCCAGGCGTACAAATTTCAATTATCGACCAATCAAATTATTTGCCAGCTGCAACTAATTCGGTTCCGTATATTTTGGTCGCCACTGCACAAAACAAAATTTCTGGCACCAGCACAAACGTAGCACAAGGAACACTTGCAGCTAATGCTGATCAGGTTTATTTAATCACAAGTCAACGCGATTTAGCAACAGTATTTGGAAATCCGTTTTTCTATAAAACAGCTAACGGTACTCCAATTAACGGTTATGAACTCAATGAATATGGCTTGCTTGCTGCATACTCAGTATTAGGCGTAACAAACCGATGCTATGTACAACGTGCTAATATTGACTTGGCAGCATTGAATGCAACTTTAGTTCGCCCAACAGGTACGCCAAACAATGGAACATACTGGTTTGATACAGCACAGACTGTCTGGGGTATTAACGAGTGGAATCAAGTTACTGGTGCATTCACTGTTGAGACACCTATTGTAATTACTAACACTGATCAGTTGGATGGTGGTATTCCTGCACCTAGCCTAGGCTCAATTGGTAACTATGCCATTGTTGCTACTAACACAGCTAATCCAACATACTACAAAAATGCAGATAATAACTGGGTACTAGTTGGATCGGATGAATGGAAAGCTTCATGGCCTTCTATACAAGGTACTAACTCTGTTACTGGATTAACTGCTGCTGATGTACTGATTATCAACGGTACTAGTGTTGCTGTTCCAGCTTCAACAAACAACAACTTAACCGGCTTAGTCGCTGCAATTAATTCTGCTGCAATCACTGGTATAACTGCTGTTAAAGATTCAAGTAACCGTTTGGTAATTTATGCAGACGAAACTGCAAACTTTGGCGGTGATTACGGTGTTGTTGTTATTGGTGCCGGCAGCACAAATGGATTAATAACCACATTAGGTATTGTTGAACAAACTTATTATGTTCCTCAGCTGCAACAAAGCCCTAACTATACAGTACCACGTTGGAGAACAACTGATAATCAACCTGCACCGTCGGGATCTGTGTGGGTTAAAACAACTTATCCAAACCAAGGCTCAAGAATCATTGTCAAGAAATACGACAGCACTATTGCTTCGTTCTTAACTTTAATTACTCCAATTTACGAAAATGATCAAAGTGCTAATGCAGCAATAGATCCAACTGGCGGCGGCCAATTTGTACCAGCTGGTGCTTTGTATGCACAATATAACGTTGCTCCAGAAACAAGTGGCAGCAATCTTAATGCCACAGCTACATTATCAATTTTTGAAAGATTGACAACTGGTGCTACAATTATTACTGGTTCTGAGATGGAGCCAGCATTTACAAATAGCAGCACATTTACAATTTCAACTAGTACTGCTAATAGCACAACATTAACCAGCCCAGTTACAGTAACAATTATTGGTACAACTGCTGCTGATTTTGTAGCTGCTGTATCTGCTGCTGCTGTACCTAACGTATCAGCCAGTGTTGCTGCTAACGGTGCTATTGTGTTTACACAGTCACAAGGCGGCGATATTGTTTTAGTTGACGGTGCAAACACTCCGTTGGCAGATGCTGGTATTACTACCGACGTTACTGGTGTACGTGCTGGTACAGACGATCAACTTATTCTGTCAAATTGGATTTTACTAAGCTATACTGCTAGCGATGTAGCACCTGATCAAAATCCAACTGAAGGTACTTACTGGTACTATAGTGCTGTTAACCAAGTTGACATCATGATTCAAAATGACGGATATTGGAAAGGTTACCAAACAGTCGGCAATGATGTGCGTGGTTATAACTTAACACAAACTGACCCAGCTGGTCCTCAGATATCTGCTACTGCTCCTACTGTGCAGAGCGATGCCACTCCATTGGTATACGGTGACTTGTGGATTGATACTAGCGACTTAGAAATTTATCCAGTTATCAAGCGTTGGCAAAGTGTTGACGGCGTTAATCAATGGGTAGCTATTGACAATGCCGATCAAACAACTGAAAATGGTGTTTTATTTGCAGATGCACGTTGGGCTCCAAACGGAACAACAAATCCAATTACAGATGCTTTCCCAACAATTGTTAGCTTGTTGTCAAGCAGCTATGTTGACTTAGATGCACCAGATCCAGCAATTTATGCTGAAGGCACATTGCTGTTTAATACACGTCGCTCAGGATATAATGTTAAATCATTCCAAGCTGATTACTTTAATGGACAAAGTTTTTCAGTCAACCCTTACGACAATACTCAAGCATACGTAGCTGGTGAAAAAGTATTGTACAATGGTATTATCTACGTAGCACTGAGTTCAACAACTGGTAACTTGCCAACCGACTTAACATACTGGGCAGAGTTGCAAACAAATGCTTGGGTAACTGCAAGCGGTAATCGTGCAGACGGCAGCCCATTTATGGGTCGTCAAGCTCAACGTAGCATTATTGTTGCAGCATTGAAGTCAGCTATTGATACACAGCCAACTCTAAGAGAAGAACAGAATCAGTTCAATCTAATTGCTT